GCAGAATAAAGAGGCAAAACAAAATCAACTTAAGCAGTTCATACCAAAAATTATGACTGCTCTCACCATTGCTGGTGGAGTGTTATTGGCTATTCAGGTCGGTATTCCTATTATTTTGGGAACACTTTCTGCTATTGTCACAACGTTACCTATTTTGATGGGAGCACTTTTGAATCCCGTAACTTGGGTTACTCTTTTGGGTGTTGGTACTGGTATTCTTTTGTTTGAAGGTGGTGAAGCCGCTTTAGAAGGTCTTCGGCCAGGACAAAGGGCAAGGGCAAGAGTCAGAAAGACTGCTGTACAAGGATTAACTCCTCTAGATGAGTTAAGCACAGAGAGAGGTAGAATTTATAAAAAAGATAACCCTATGGAACAAGTCATAGGGTTGAGAGGAGTTCAGAATTTTGTCAAACTGAACAACAGTTATATTTCAAAAGATGATTATAGACGTATTGAAAATGGTGAATTTGATTTTCTTGCTACGAAGTATGAAAAGAAAGGACCAGAAAAATTTGTAATGGCTGGTCAAACTAGACTAAATGCTCAAACTCTGGCTAGTGGCTCTGACGATACTTCTAAAAATGCCCTTATAAGAGTTCAGGCAAATAAACTAGGATCATTTTATGAAAATTATGTTAGAGATAGAGATGCTCTTGCTTCAGCAAAGACTAAAAGAGATTATGATGCTAATGAATATAAGAAATATCTTGATAATCAAATGCGAGGTGGAAAAACTGCTGAGGAATTGCTTAAAAATGACCCATCTTTAAGAAGACTTAAAACGAATGCAGATGCATCTGAAAGACAATATACGAATGTTTTAAACACATTTAATAGAACTCAAAATACAATGAAAGCTTTGTATGATAAGTTGCCAGAGCAATCAAGAAGATATCTTGAAAATGACCTTGGAATAACGAGACAAAACATCTACGATCCAAAGATGTTGGAAACAGGTCAAGCAGATTATTCTTTTAATAGATTTGGAAGAGCTCTTATTAATACAGTTGCTAATTCGGAAATATTTACAACAATCGAAGGGCAAATCGATTCATTAAGAACAAATATATCTCAAATCGTTGATAGTGGTGTTGACATTATTGCTAATATTCAGATTAAACCAGATTATCAAGAAGGAAGTGGGAATGATCCTGTAGATCTTGGTCCACCAGTAGGAATCAGTCCATTTAATATGGAAGATCCATTCTTACAATACTCTAAGAAAATGTACAATGCTTGGGGAGTAATCTAAAATGATGTTAATAGACTCCAAACATTTTACTAGCCTGAACAGTGGCATTATTTCCATGCGAAAAAATGTCGGTGCTATTAGAAAAACATTATTAAAGAATAGGACGTTAAACTTTCGTCTACAAACAAAACAAAAACTCTATGATCAGCAATTAAAAGAAAGTGAGGAAAGACGACAGCAAGAATCGAAAAGAGAACAGTCAAGACGTGGTGGTGGAATAAATTTATCACTTGGAAACTTCTTGAACAAACCAGGTGATATATTCAAAGGTGGTGGGGGAATATCAGATGTTCTCCAAAGAGTAGTTTTGTTCTTTAGTTTTGCCTTAATTGGATGGATGCTCAAAGCATTACCATCTATCATAAAATCTGTCCAGGCTTTTATTAAGTCGGCACAAACTTTCATACAGAGTTTGTCTGAATTTTGGGGTGCCATAACAGGATTCTTTACGGTCTTGTGGAATGGTATCGAGGGTCTTTACAAGAAATTGGGTCTTGGTGGAACTGATGGTTTGGATGAAACATCAGAGAAAAAGACCCGTGATATGTTGGCAGATATTGCCACAGAGTTGGGTAAATTCCTGAAGAAGTTGCCTGGGTTAGTTTTGAATCTCGTCAAATCTCTTGTTGGGCAGCATAGAAAGGCAAGAAAAATTAGAGATGATGCTAAAGCTAAAGGTGAAGATATTTCTCTGGAAGAGGCAGCAAGACGAGCTAGAGAGAGTACAGATGATGTTTCTCCAACGAGTCCATTAGTTCCTTCAAGAAGAGTTAATCTTCAGTACCTTGGTAAAGGTAAAGCAATGTTTGGATCAACTGGTAATGTTTCAAACGCTCAGGGTTGGGTTCACGGTCACTTCCAACTTACACCAGGTGGAAATATAAATGATCTTGTTTCTGATGTTTCTAATATGGTAGAAGCTTTGTTACAGCAGGGAGTTCCTGTTGAATTGAGTGGTGGACAAGGATTTACTGGAGATATGAATAGGAAAAAGATAGAAGAAATGGTAAGACTAGGAATCAATCAACATACACACAGTAATTACAAAAGATCTGTTGATATTTTTGTGCCAAAAGGCACAAGGGTTCCATTTCCAGTAAGTGACCTTCAAGCACCAAAAGGAAATTTTGGTGGTTATGATAGAGGTGGAATTTCTGCTATGATTCCTGGGTCTGGTAAAACTTGGGTTGGTCACTTAGATCCAAGATCTGGAGCAGGAATCAATGATGGGTCAACATACGTGGCACCAGTAAATTTGGAATCTGGTGCACCAAGAACATATGAAGCAATTACTAGTTCTGGGGGTCCAAAAGTTGTTGAGATAAATGAAACGGTAGTGGTTAAACTCCCACCATCTATAAGTAAAGAAAGACAGCAGAGATACAATGCTGTCTTTAGTGGAGATCGCAAGATTGAAGTTATTTCTATTGATGGTGAGTCGGCATCTTCTAACCCACTCTTCGAGAATTAAGGAGAATATAAATGGAAAATCCAGTTTTTAGTAATAAAATTACAAAGGTTGTAATTACACCAAGAAGATCAGCTAACGGTGAGGAGGCTAGAGGGTTTGATCCTGTCAGGATTGATAATGTCGTTGGTGAGATTTTATATTACGAAACCCTTTTCTCCCCAACTACAACTGCTACCATTATCATTGCCAATCCAAATGCCAAGCAGAAAATAACAGATGCGTTTCAGATTCAGGGTGGTGAGAAGATTGAATTTGAACTGATGGATTATGTCAGTAAGAATAATAAGGATACTGGATATGGAATAAAACAAACAATGTATGTGGACCAAGTGACCGCATATACCAGTAATCAATTTGTTGAGGTTTTCAAACTGAATTGTAGTAGCACTTGGAATGATACACTAGATAATATTCAAGTCACAGGAACTTTATCTGGAACGGCAAGTAACATTGCAAATCAAATTTATAAGACCAACTTTAATAAAGACATTCCTTATAGAGATCAGTCTACAGAGCAAATCAGTGCTACCTTTGGACTGACGAAGAAAGATGAACCTTTCCCAGCAATTATTGAACTTGCTTCTAAAGCATCAACCAAAAATAATGCTGGGTTCTTCTTCTATCAGACAAAGTTTGGTCATCACTTTAAATCTCTTGATGGTCTGATACAAGAAGGTAAAGCTAAGAAAAATCAGCAAACTGGAGCTGCCTATGAATATACCTATACTGGTGTGAACCCAGGTGTAGAAAATCCAAATGTTTCGGCAGTAACAATCTTACATTTAGATCAGAGGTTTAATAACTGGACGTTCAAAAAAGCTGCTAGATATGATCAAGGCATCAAAGCATCTTTTGATCCTATCACTGGGCAACCTTTTTATCTGCCAATCGGTGGTGGTCAAGCACCAGAAAACTATTACAAGTATGAAGGACTTGACTTAAAAACTGTCTTTGAGAATCCAGAAGCTTTCCAAAAAGCTATTGAGGCATCTAACTTTAAATTCAGTGGAAAACCTGAAATGATTTTTAGGAACCCAGATGATTTCTGTATCCTATCTGAGAATCCATATAAAACAAAAGTTCCAGCAACAGCCCGTTATACCAATTTCTTTGCTAGAATGATAACGATGGTTGTGCCAGCAAATACCTCTCTCATTGCTGGTAGTGCCGTTAAATTGAATATCAAAAAAGTTAAAGAGGGGGTCAACTGCTCAACTGAAGATGAGATTGTTGACACTGATGCTGCTGGACTATATATTGTAGCAGCAGTTTGTCATGCATTTGACCAACAGAAAGCATACTCTTCGGTATTCTTAGTCAGAGATTTACCTTTCAGGACGGAGAACTAAATGGAAAACATTGATCAGCACATTCAGAAGGATGAAGATCTTCTGAGTGACCCAACTATTTCCCCTCAGTCTAGACGACACACTGAGGAAGAATTGGAAGCATTGAAGGCATATAAAGAACATCATCCAGAAGATGCTCATGATCCAACCCCATTAGAATTGTATTGTGACACACACCCAGAAGCACTGGAATGTAGAGTTTACGACGATTAATGGACTCAGTTGTCGGCTTCATTGTAGAACTTGATTCTAATCAAAACATCAAACAAACTGGATATGGTGTTAGATACCGTGTTCGTAGACTTGGTATAGATTCACCAGCTACACCAGCAAACAAACTGCCTTGGTTTGATGTCTTGCTTCCACCAACAGAAGGATCTGGTGATGGTTTGAAAGCCAGATCCGTCAACTATTCTGTTGGTGATATGGTTGTCGTTGAACACATGGATTCATCCAAACAACGTGGATGGATTAAAGGACATTTTGCCAGAACATCACTGATTCAATATAGTGGTGATGTAAAGACAGCAGATCAAACTACAGCATCTGGTGGTGATCAGGGTGGTGAAATTACTTTACCAACAAAAGTAAACAAGGGTAGGGGAAAACCAGGAGAATCAAAAACAGCAGATTCTGAAGAAGAGAAGAACGCAATAGAAGCAGTAAAGAAAGGAACTGGTGCCACTGATTCCACAAAGAAGGAAGATCCTAATGCTGATGTTCCCATTGCTCTAAAAGTTGGTCGTGAAGCTCCATTTGTTGTTATTGGTGATGATGGAAAAACTGAATTCCAAAGAAGTCTTGAAAGGGTTGGAGCAACGGAAGAGGAAGCAGCACTACAAGCAGCAGAAGTACGAAAGGAAACATTAGATCTATTACGTCAATAAATAATGACAAGGAGGTAACCTTATAATGGCAACTGCTGCGGCACTATCAATTTGTCCTACTGGGTCTTATATTCCTGGTAATGATCCTAGTAGAGATAGGGATGACAATGCTTCTAATGGGTATTGCGTACAGCTTGCTAAGTGTGAGACTGATCCTGTCAACAAAATTACTAACACTATCAGGAACTTTCTGAGAGACGTAAAGAAAGTTCTTGCTTTTGCTGGTAATCTGAGAAGTGAGATATACGCAGCAGCAGGCATTTTGAAAGAGGTTGGAGGTCTATTAGTAGGATCTCTGATGAATGCCTTGACAGAGAAGTTAAAGAAGTTAATAGAAGAAGGAATTAAAGCACTTTTAGCATCAACTGGTGGATTAGCATTACCATCTATCATTGCACTTCAACCAGCAATGAAAGCCCTTATCGAGGGTATGGTATGTTTGATGAACAAAATTATTGATGGTCTGTTTGACACTGCTGTTGATCTTCTTTCTAACGTAGTAGGTCAAGTCCAAAACATGGCTGCCTGTGCTGCTGAGCAGTTCTGTGGTGCTTTTATAAACCCAATCATTGATAAGATTGCTGATGGTGTAGGTGCTCTTCTTGGACCATTAGAGAAGATTATTTCCCCTGCCTTTAAGATTGTAGATTTTCTCCTCGGTGCTCTTGATGCTATTAGTGCTATCAAGGGTCTTTTCCAGTGTAATGAAAAGTCTAAGTGTCCTACTGTTAATGGATACTTTGTTGGTGGTGGATTCTGTCAAGGTGATGAGCAAGAAGAACCATCAAAGGTAGATAAAGTTTTATCCAAGTTAAGTATTGCCAGAGGTGCAGCAAATCTTGCCAATGATTTCCAAGGACAATATGGTAATTGGGATATCTTTGGTGATGGGACTACTCTAAATGATAGTGGAATTGTAAATGCCAATGGCAGTTGCTACACTGGCAATCCTCTTGCTTGTGGTGCTCCTAAGGTATCAATCTTCGGTGGTGGAGGTGCTGGTGCTGCTGGTAAAGCTATTCTTGGCAACATCGTTCAGAACACAGAAGGACTGACTGACGTTGTTGACAAAGTTGGTAGTGTTGTTGGTGTAGAACTTCTCAGTGGTGGATCTGGTTATCAAACAACACCATTTGTTACCATTAGTGATAGTTGTGGTATGGGATATGGTGGTTTTGCCAAGGCAAATATTAATGCTAAAGGGGAAGTAGAATCTATTACGGTTGTTTCTAGTGGAACAATGTATCCAGTTGGAGAAGAAGTTCCACTTGGTATTGTTGATGCTGTAATTGAAGATCCTGGTTCCAACTACTCACCTACTGATACGATTGATGGATTTGATATTGTCGTTAAAGATGGTAAGATCATCTCTGCCAGGATCAATAAGGTTACACCTGTAGATGGTCTTCCAACATTAAAGGTAAATACTAATACTGGTAGTGGTGCTATAATTAGACCTATTATCAATTCTCTTCCTGTGGTTGAGAAGAAACTCCAACAAGTTATTGACTGTATCGAATAATGGCAGAAAAGGAAAAGGATTACAGTAAAAGGGATTTTGATTGTAGGACAAAATCTTTTAAGATTGATGTAAACAATCCACAGGAAGGTCAGTGTGGACCTGAGATGTTTAAGATTATTGGTGAAACACCAGATGGTAAGATCTTCACCCAAAGTCTTGCCACTAATGGAATGTTGAGAATTACCAATGAAGGAACCACTGAAATTGTAGCTGGTTCTAAGAACGAACCAGATGGTGTGGACATTAGAATTTTCGCAGCCAAAGGTGGTATTGGTATTAATGCTGATAAGGGAGATCTTCGTATCTATGGTAAGAATATCTTTTTCGAGACTCCTGGTACGTTTAATGTTCTAGCACAGAAGATCCAACTTGGTAACTCTATGACTAGATCTGTCAACGTTGAGGGTTTTGATACTCAACTTAAGGCACAGACAGGAAACATCAAGGTAAAGGGTGCTCTTGGTCTGTTAGATTTCTTCAAATCCCTCCTGGGTCTTGACTTCTGACCCAGACCCTTGCTATAATATGTGGGTAACCGAGACAAGCACATGACCCAGGAAACTGAAGAGTATGTCGAAAGTGTTCTGGTGGATGTGTGCTCTCGGTCCTTCAAGTTGTTCAGCAACTTTGGTGATGAACAAAAAATGAGTTGTGAAACCCCAGATCAGTTCATGGAAGTTCTTTCTTTCGTCAAGTGGATGCTTGAAGATTATGAAGCAGACCTTTATTTCTTAGATCCAGTAACTGTAGAATGAGACCAGAAACTAGGCAAGCAATGGAGATGTTGTTCTCTGCTAAATGGAACTTACCTAAAGCAGCACAATATTGTGGACTAACGAACAAAGAAATGAAGATTACTTTCAATGAATACTGTCACTTCCACCCACCCACCTATCACCATCAGTAGGGAAGAACTCGAAGAACACTTTGAGTTCATCGTTGATCTTTGTCATCGTGAAAACATCACATTCATGTTTGAACACAATAAGAAATGGATGTGTCTTGTTCCTTACGAGGAATACTTAAGTTACGGGGTGTAGCGCAGTTTGGTAGCGCATCCGCTTTGGGAGCGGGAGGTCGCAGGTTCGAATCCTGTCACCCCGATATGGGACGGTGGTGGAAGTGGTAGACACACCAGACTTAAAATCTGTTGAGAGCAATCTCGTGAGGGTTCAAGTCCCTCTCGTCCTATTAAACACAAAAACTATGTGGTCAGACTATTCCGATTATCTCTATCACACATTAAACTTAAATGTCGTTGATGTAGGACATGCGTTAGGTAAGAACGACGCAGTATTAGGTTCTGCTGTATATTCTGGTGACCATATTATAAAGTCAAGGGCAACCGTTATTGAGGATGGTGACACTCACATCTACAATAACATTGTCTATCCAAAGACAGGTCAGAATCTTCCATGCTTGGGTATGGATCTGATGTGTTTCTTTGAGAAGAAAGTTATCATCGTATTTGATTTTCAGCACCCAACACCACACTTTGATTGGTACAATCCTTTCATGACTTGTCATCTTGGTGAGATGCTTGATAATACTTCAAAGGACATTAGATTCTTTGAACCTGGTAATCACTTCTCCAGGTACATCTATGTTCGTAAGTGTACTGCTAGTGAGGTTCCCGACCATTTGGAATACTTCAAAAAGTATGTTGATGTCTATAAAAGGTTGTTAGATACAACAAAACCTACTGGTGAAGATACCAGTGTTTACAAGGAGTTTGACAAATATATGCTAGATCTTGATCCCGTTGGTGGATTTATGGAGAGTAAGTTTGGTAAAGAGTTTTCTCATGATTATGTCAGGAACTTCTTATTTTCATATTGCGATTTGTAAGAACTAAATAAATACAGGTTCACTTTTAGAGCATGAAAAAGTTAGCATTGCTCTTTGGTATGGTATTGATGGCGGCACCAGCACATGCCGATCTTATTACAAAACATAGTTCTAGTGTTCAACTGACTGTTGATGCTGCTGCATCTCAGGCAACTCGTCTTGGTTCTACCTATTCGGTAAGTGGTAATAATGTATCTGCTACTCTTGGGGGTCTTACTGCTCCTGCTTCGGCAACTGATGCGGCGACCATGAACTCTGGGACATACACCCAGACAACAGCAGGTAGTGCCTTTTCTTTTACTGAGACATTCAACGGCGGAGACGCAATCCCAACAGGAACGACCGTTTCTAGCGGTGTGGTTGGATCCTTACCCGCATTTGGAAGTGTCACCACGACTTCTGGCGGGGTGGCTGGGTCTCTCGGTGGTAGCATCGATTCTGCTGGCACGATGTCGTTGACTGCTGGTGGTGCTGGTACAAGTGCAACTGGACAATTCGTTTCTGAGATTACAATTAGATAGTAATGGAAGATAATGAAGAATATCATCGGTGCCCTAAGTGTGGGTTTGTTTTGTGTGCTTGTTCCGAGGACTTCACTGGCAGTTCCTGTAGTGCCAAATTTTACACAGGGCTCGATGACTTCCCATACAGAAACAACGAGTACAGTAACAGAGACTATAAATTCAATAGACTATAACACAGGGTATCAATATTCTGTAACTGGGAGTGGTATTACAGCATCAGGAAACTTATCACCTGGCACTGGGGCAAACAATGTAACTATTAATGGGGTGACTTCATCATGGACTGGATTAACAAGCAAACCATCATTCACTCAGACAACACCAGGAGCAGCGTTTCAGTTCACAGAAACGTATCAAGGTCCTGGTTTAAGTCAGCAAACGATTATTCAAAGAACCACAGAAATCAAAAGTGTCACAGACACCACAAGTATCTTCACGCAGTAATCTTATGTCTAACCAACCTTGCGATTGCCCCTGCCACTCTGGCGGAAACTGTAGGGGGTGTAAGTGCAACGGCAAGTCCGATTGCAAATAGTTCTGGCTCAGTAACTAACCAAGCGATCCAAGTCCTCCAAGGTCCTTATATCACCAACCAGTATGGTGATGGTATTTCGTGTCAAGGTTCTACATTAAACGTCACCCCATTTGTGACTGGCAGTGGTTCATTCCAGAAACCATATGAACCCTGGTACAATGATCCTGTCTATGATATGAGAGACTTGAATGAAGATGGTTCTTTAGACAATCCAGGTGGTATTTTATACCATGTTCCCACTAGAACTGGTCAGAAGGACAACTATAATCTATCTGTAGGTGTGTCTGCTACATGGTCCAAACCATTAGACAAAGAAGCACAAGAACTCTGCCGAAAAGCAGCAGAGAAACATAATGCTTTGAGAGATCAAATCCTTGCTAACCGTAGATTGGAGTTTGAACTCACAAGATTAACCAAATGTGGTGAGTTGGCACAGAAGGGTATTACTTTCCATCCCAGATCACCTTACTATAAGATCTGTGCTGATGTTAGGTTACAGAACCCTCCTGGTGTTATTCCACCACACAGACATTCTATTCCTTCCCCTTCAACTTCCGTATCGCATGTGAGCGGATCCGCTGCTGCTCTCGGCGCTCCATTACAGATTCAACCTTCACCTTCTTCCCCCTCAAAGTAGCAATCTTCTTGACTACTTTCTTGACAGTTGGTTTAACTACTTTCAAAAGCAAATCGGCAACAGGTTTAGCAAAGATAGCAGTAGAAGTTGCTACTACAGCGATGCTTGCTGTAGTTGTCACCATATCTAATGGTGGTAAATACTTCTCGGTAAATGTTGGTTCTATACAACGTGGATCACTTACTAACAGTTCTTTGTACCACTGACACTGCTGCTCAGGTTCCCCCTCCACTTTGGTTCCAGGCACTGATGATGGCAGTGGCACCTGCGGTGGTGGTTGGGGTGCCTCTGGTTGCTTTTTTACTGGTGTTTTTGGCGTCTCTTTGGGACTAGTAAGAATAATCTCTTCTGGATTATACTCAATAGGATTAAAAGAGGGAGCAGTGCCATCACAGAATGTCACTGTCCCATTAGGATCATCTGCTATTAGATTCTTATTCTTTTTCGCATCAGGATGTGCCTCTACGCAACCAGGCAGTTGAATGATTGGTGTGCCTATGGTTGTTGTCGTATGAGGTATGGTTGGAACCACTGGAGGTGGTAGAGATTGGTTCCAGTTGCTTATATCTGGGATTCTAACATCTTGAATCCTGATATCTTCAATCATTATCAATAAAACCTTCCTCTACCAACCACTTCATCGTAAGTGGTGTGGGTTCATAAACTTCCCACATATTACCAGCAGCACATGCTTCAAGTGCTTTCATTGTCATACCTTCAGTTCTACCTGCCCATCCTGCTTCTGCTTCCCAAGGTACAGCAGATTTGGGATAAGTACGTTCTGCCATCTCACGCCACATGGCAGGAACTTCTTCCTCTGGTTTAATAATAGCAATGATAGAGTTCTTGATGCTGCCTGCCATACAATCTTGGGCAGCGTGCCATCCTTCGTGACGCATTACTGACATTAGAACACCAGGACGATGCATAAAAGCATCATTCAGAAAGAAGTTATTGCTTACAGTATGGTAGACACCACGGTGTCCAGGAGGGAAATACTTCTCATCTGCTAGAAAAACCATAACTCCGACTTTATCAAGGGATACCAGCATCGAGTTAAACTCATCAGCAATGATATCAAAATCAGAGTTAGGAAACTCTTTACGAATATCGTCGATATTCTTGATTTGTCGGACATTCTCGGTGCATTCTTGAACAATCATGCAACCAAGGGCATCCATAGTATAGTAACCCTTTTTCAGTTTAGATTCATTTGCCCAGGTTGATGCAGCAGTGACTCCTAGAATAGCAGTGTTAATGACACTAATACCTAGGAGTCCAAACAAAAACTTTTTCATTATTTTATGGAAGTGGGATTACACCACCAGTTGCTTTGGGAAGTTCTGGGGGTTTGGGCAGAAGTTCTTCTACAAGACCAGGAAGGATAGTTTTTACCTCCCCAATAGCTTGCTCTTTAACTCCTTCCATTATAGCATCTTTTTGGAGAAGCACATAAGCACCACCACCAATCAGAGCAACAGAAGTTAATCCAGATAGCAGTGCTACCACATTAATTAGTTTTTGCATCTTTCTTAGGTTCAATAGCAGAAACGACTTCTGGTTCTTTCTTTGCTGGTGCTTTTTGTGGAGCACCACCAGATTTAGCAGGACTTAATCCGAAGGCAGCGAGAGATCCAGAGAATACTGAAGCAATAAAAGTTGGATCAAAATCAAGAATCTTTTGACCGTTAGGAAGTCTAACGTAACTAAAAGTGAGAAGAGAAGCAGACCAGATAAGTACAACGACTTTCACCAGATTACCAAGGACTTCACTTTTATCAACATCGTGGTCTTTCTCTTCTACAACTGCTGGTTTAGTATCAGACATTTGTAGAGAGTAAGGCAGCTCTATTTATTGTCTAAATAGGTCAGAACACAATATCTATGAAGCAGAAAGATGCCTCTTAGTAAGTTAGATAATTTTATCAAGAACACCCAGGGTCGTATTTTATATGTGAACCCAAACGATCTTGATGCTACTGATAGTATTGAGAATCAGGGTAACTCTCTGACGCAACCCTTCAAGACTATTCAGAGAGCACTGCTGGAATCTGCCAGATTCTCTTATGTAAGAGGTAAAGATAATGACCTCTTTAACAGGACAACCATTATGTTGTATCCTGGTGATCACATTGTTGATAACAGACCAGGATTCGCAATCAAGAATGTAGGTGGTGTTGGTAAGGTAGTAAGTCCATCTGGATCTGAGACAGATGCTACAACCACACTTAATCTCACTCTTACATCCAACTTTGATTTAACTCAAGAAGACAATATACTCTATAAGTTTAATAGTGTCAACGGTGGTGTTATTGTTCCCCGTGGTACATCTATTGTTGGTCTTGATCTTAGAAAGACAAGAATCAGACCTAAGTATGTTCCCAACCCCACTGATAATAATGTAGGACAGTCTGCTATCCTGAGATTGACTGGTGGTTGTTACTTCTGGCAGTTTACTTTCCTTGATGGTCAAGATAATGAGTTGGTTTATACCGACCCTGCCACTTTCGATACCACTAATAGATCTCTTCCCACATTCTCTCACCACAAACTCTCTGCTTTTGAGTTTGCTGATGGTGTAAATGATGTCCCAGGATACAGTGGTCTGACTGACCTCAGCATGTATTATTACAAGCTGACACATGCTTTCCAGTCCGCATCTGGTCGTCCTGTTTCATTCCAATGGCCAACTGAGCAGGGTGATTTTGATAAGGTAAGACCTGAATATGAGATTGTTGGTGCTCTTGGTGTAGATGCTGCTGTTGTAACATCTATGTTTGCTGGTGATGGTGCAACACCTACTGCACAGGTCACTGTTACTACTCAGAATCCTCATGGATTCACCGCAGGAACTCCTGTTAAGATTCGTGGTGTTAATATTTCCAACTATAACATCTCTGCGTTTGTTACATCCGTAATCAGTGCTACATCCTTCACTTATCAGTTGCCAAGTTTCCCAGCAAACTTGATCGCAACTCCAGACTCTTCTAATGCTACTGTAACTATTGAGTCTGATACGGTTAGTGGTGCTTCTCCATATATCTTTAACGTATCCCTTAGATCTGTCTGGGGTATGCAGGGTCTACATGGTGATGGTGGTAAGTGTACTGGTTTCAGATCTATCGTTCTGGCACAGTTCACTGCTATCTCTCTCCAGAAAGACGATAGAGCATTTGTAAAGTATAACGAAAGCTCCAGACTGTATGATGGTATCGTTTATACCAAGGTAACTGGTGGTGATCTGTCTTCTGGATCTAGTTCTACCAACAGTGCTACTGTCTATCACTTAGACTCTGATGCTGTCTATAGAAGTGGATGGGAAACTACTCACGTTAAGTTGAGCAACGATGCTGTATTCCAGATCGTTTCGGTGTTTGCTATCGGTTTCAATAAGCACTTCGAAGCATTAAGTGGTGCCGACGCATCTATCACCAACTCTAACTCTAACTTCGGTCAGATTGCTCTGGTTGCTGATGGATTTAAGGCAGCAGCATTTAACCGTGACGACCAAGGTTTCATCACTAATGTCATCACACCAAAAGAAATTTCTGCTACTGAAAAGCAAGTAAACTGGTTACAACTTGATGTCAATCTTACTACGTCTGTAGGTATTTCCAGTCAGTTGTATCTCTATGGATACTCTGACCAGGATATTACTCCAACATATCTGACACAAGGATTTAAGATTGGTGCCAGACATGGTGAGACACTGTATCTCCCAGGCACAAGTGGTATTGGTACTCTGACTGCTACGATTCAGATGCCTGATAATGAGGTATCTTCTGGTTCTACTATTGCTTATGGTAGCAAGTCTGGTATTAAAGAAGCATTTGTTATTTCTGGTCCAACTGATAATGAACTGACTCTTGCCAGTGACATTGGTTTAGTAACTGGTGAGTCCATTAAAGTTGTCAGTCAGACTGGTGATCTTCCAGAAGGATTAGAACCACATAGAACTTACTATGCTATCAGAGTTTCTGCCACAGAGATTAAGATTGCTTCTTCCTTCTCTGATGCCCTGAATGATAATGAAGTATCTATCGATGGTGGAGCTGCTCTGCTTATCCGTAGTAGAGTAAGTGACAAAAATGCTGGTGAGATTGGTCACCCAGTTCAGTTTGATACTGTCAACAATAACTGGTTTGTCCATGTAAATGCTGGTAACGATATTTACACTGGTCTGTCCACATTCACTAGTGCTTCTACTGCTAGACCTTACGTTAAGAGACGTGATGATACTAGAGGTCTTGACTCCAAGATCTATCGTGTTGGTTATGTCATTCCTAAGGAATCTCAAGATGCTAGAGATCCTGGTCAGGGATATGTTCTCCAACTCTCTAGTCAGACAGGATTTGCACAAACTGATTATGCTACTGCCACGACATTACAGAGATCTGATGTTCTCTACGGCAGAAACAATAGTTTCATCTCTACCTGCTCCGCATCTGGAACGACAGTAACATTCAGATCTGATCTTCCTCACGGATTAGATGTAGGTGATAAAGTTATCTTTACTAACATCAAGAGTAGCACAAACTCTGTAGGTGCTGCTAATAGTGGTTATAATGGTAAGTTTGCTGTAACTGGTGTAACTGAAGACCTTACATTCACCACTGGCATTATTGATGTTGATGGTGTAACACATAACCCTGGTACATTTACGGATACAACTGGTTCTAGAAACCTCTCTCTGCCTAGGTTCGAGAGAAATGATCTCCAATCTAACTTATTCATTTACAGAAACACCACGGTTCAGTCTTACGAGAAGGACAAGTCCGATGGTCTTTATATTCTCGAACTGTTAGATGCTGACTATGCTCCAGAGGTAGAGTTCACCAGTCAGAAGTATAAGCCCAACGTTGCGGATTACTACCCACAGTTTGACAGAGATAATACCTCTGCTAACCCACCTGCTGCTGCCTCTTATGCTAAGAGAGCACCTGTCGGTGAAGTTGTAACAAACGATCAGAAGAATAGTCTCACTAGAAATACCATTGATAGTCTCTTCAAGAAGACTAAAGTTGGTAAAGAAATCAGTTCTGTTGATGCCACTGCTGGAATTACAACATTAACATTTGACAGAAGGCACGGATTCAATGGTGCTCTGGGTATTACCACCATCACTGATAATACTACATCTTATGCTGATGGCACATATTATAATGTAAAACTGCTGAATGATGGCACATCTACATGGCAAGGTGCTACTGCTAAGGTATTCGTATCTGGTGGTGTTATTGCTGATGTTGACATCATGAACCCTGGTTCTGGTTATGCTTCGGCACAGAACCTTGATATTGAGAGCATCGGTGGTGAAATTGGTATCGGAACTACAACAATCGCAGTTAATGTTGGTGATGTCGTTCAGGTAACTGGTCTTGGAACAACTGCTAGCACTCACTATAGAATTGATAGCATTGTAAGTGATACTGAAATTGCTATTGCCAGAACTTCTACAGACCCAGTAATCCTACCAAACTCTTACGTTTATAACGTTGGTGTTGCTGTTACTATCTCTAGCACAACCTATGATGCTCCAAGTGGTATTACTACCTTTGTCTGTAGCAATCCACATAACTTGATTGCTGGTAATAAGTTTGAACTTCTGAATAAGAGTAATGGCAGACTTGGATCTTTCACTGTTCGTGAAAGAGTTGGTATCAATACATTCAGTGCTATTACTACCGATGAGATTACTTCTCCACACTATATCTACAAGCATGGATTAGAGGCAAATGAGCAATCTACTTCCATCACTGAAGAGTTTGGTGGTAGATTCTTCGCAGTCTACGGTGGTGTAAGTGATCAGATTGTTGATGCTCTTACTGCTACAGGAACTGCAATCAAACTGCCTAACGTTAATCTGGCAACCACTAAGAAGTTTGCTCTGGGTGATTACATCCAGGTCAATCGTGAGATCATGAGAGTCGTAAGTTCTGCTCTTGGTGGTGTCGGTAGTGATGAGATTACTGTTGTTCGTGCTATGTTTGGCACAAGAGCAGTTACACATGATGCTGGTTCTAGAATCCAGAAGATTGTTCCTCTGCCTGTAGAACTGAGAAGAAACTCTATCATGAGAGTTTCTGGTCATACATTTGAATATCTTGGTTATGGTCCTGGTAACTATTCCACAGGTCTGCCACAAGTTCAGACAAGAACTCTCTCTGATTTGGAAGAGTATCTGTCTCAAGCACAAGATAGAAGTGGTGGCATCGTTGTTTATACTGGTCTGAACAATGATGGTGACTTCTACATTGGTAACAAGAAGATTAACTCCTTCACTGGTACTGAAGAAACATTTAACGTTCCCGTTCCTACCGTAACTGGTTCTGATTCCACTGCTTCGAGTCAGAGATTTGATGAACTGGTTATCACCAACAGCATCTCTGTTGAGGGTGGTGAGAATAACAATATTCTCAGTAGTTTCGATGGTCCAGTCAACTTTGGTAATGAAGTTTCTACCGATGGCAATGTAACGATCAATGGTAATCTTACCCTTGCTGGTGGATTAACCATTGACCCAACTGCCACTGCGTTGGCAACACCAACCTTTGGTAACATTCGTATTGCTCAGACTGATTTAAGCACCATTGATGTTGCTAGTGGTGATATCACAATCAACGCAGGAATGGGTGCCTCTGTTGGTATCAATACCATCACAACTATCGATGGTGACCTGTATGTAACTGGTAACATCACTGCCTACTTCCCATCTGATAGAAATCTGAAGGATCAAATCCAGATCATTGCCGATCCAGATGAGAAGATTAAGAAACTGAGTGGTAATAGCTTTATCTGGAATGAAAAGGCAGGTAAGGGTAAGCAAGGTCAGATTGATTATGGTGTAATCGCACAAGAAGTCGAGAAAGATTTCCCCGAACTGGTTGTCACCGATAAGAATGGTGTCAAGAAAGTACGTTATGAGGGTCTGACTCCTGTGATGATTGAAGCAATCAAGGACTTGATTGGTAGGGTTGAGGCTATTGAAGGTGGAAGACCAAATGGTCCTAAACCAGGAGCACAAATGCAGATTCCACCTTATCCATATCCTTATCCCCCATATCCATATCCTTATCCCCCACAACAACCACCCCAGGAACCACAACAATAAATAGATAAAAAGGGTCTGTGTAGACGATGCCTAGTAATTTTAAGACCGTTGTTAATTTTAGAGACGGTATTCAGGTAGATACAGATGATATCGTTTCTTCGAATGGATTGGTGGGCATTGGTTCCACCCTTCCAAGAGAAACTCTGGATGTAAGAGGACATACTATTGTTGATGGTACGGTTACAGCAAACGCATTTAACGTTTCTGGTTTCTCTACCATCACTAGTGGTCTTACTGTTGGTCTTGGTTATTCCGTTGGCATCGGAACTGCCGTACCTGAAGCAACTTTCCAAGTTGGTGTTGGCACCACTGGTGTAAAGATTAGTGCTGCTGGAAGTGTAACTGCCGTAACCTATTATGGTGATGGTGGTTCACTTCTTAACCTGCCAACATCTCAGTGGGTTGATACTGATGTAGGTCTTGGATTTACTAGCATCTATGCTGCTGGAAATGTTGGCATGGGTACAACAGATCCCCGTGCTACTGTTCAGATTGGTCAAAACATTCAGGCAGATGGTCCTAGTGGTATTATTACGGCATCTGCTTTTAATGGACCTCTACAAGGTACAGCATCTTACGCTACAACATCGGTAAATGCTCAGCAGTTAATCGGAACTCCAGACATTACTGTCGGTAGTATTGTCGGAGCATCGGCATCTATCACTGGGTTTATTACAGCAACCACAAGTCTGAAAGTAGGAACATTCCAGGCTAATGCTGGTGGTATTGTTACTGCCACCACTGTATATGCTGCTCTTGAAGGAACAGCATCCAGATCGAATGTTGCTGCTGGATTAACAGACAATCCCAACATTGTCGTTACTAGTATTGGTTCTTCTGCGGCATCTCTGAAACCATTCTATCTCTACAGTGCTGGTATTTCTACGTTCGAGGGTGATCTTGCCATTCTTGATCAGTTAGGTATCGGAACTCCTCAACCTGCTGGTGCTTATAGATTGGATGTATATGGTAACTCTAACTTGAGAGGAACCGTTGCCATCAATACACTTACAGTCGATACATTTACCTTTGGCAATAGTGTTATTGGTGGTGGTAACATTAATGCTACTTCTGGTGTCAGCACCTTCATTGTAGTCAACTCTCCAACTGTTTATGCTTCTGATCAACTGAAGGCAGGATCTAGTTCTGCTCCAGTTCAGGCACTTGACGTAGATGGTACTGCTATTGTTACCACTTCTATTGGTATTGGTAACACATTCCCTCAGTCTGAACTACATATTTCAACTGTAAATCTTTCCTCTCAGCAGGGTAACGCACTGATCGAAGGAACAGTTGCTATCGGAACCGACAATGTTCCTACTGGTGGAGCATCTATCGGTCCTGTCTCTATCTATAGAGATACTTGTCTATATGGTAGTGGTGTTGGTATTGAAAGTGGATCTCCTCGTGGATCTATTGATGCTCAATACGCACCAACTCCATTCATTCTTCCAACATTTACTACGACACAGAGAAATAACATTTCTCCTGTATATGAGGGTTCTGTTCTCTACAACTCAACGTTAAAGAGAATGGAATTTTATAATGGTTCTTCGTGGGTAGGACTCGCAACTAGCTAATCCATGGCACTAACTATTGTATCCAATGCTAATCAGTTATTCACTGGTGTATCTACTGCTGGAGGATTTTCTTTTGCTGATTTAAGAAACTTAGGATTTTTTGAATCAACAGAACCAGTTTCTCTCGGTTCTTGTTTCTTAGATTATAATGTCGGTGTTGGATCTGATCCTTTTGATCCTGTTATTGGGGTATCTACCTATAATGTTGGTGTCCCATCAACGGGATCAATCTCACCGACAGATTTAGTCGGTGTTGTGAGAGAACTTAGGTTAGATATTAGTGGTTCTGGAAGTAAGGTTGACTTAAAGAACCTAGCATTTGGTTCAGAGCAATCAAATAATATTCGTAAGAATGTATTCATTAGTACGGATTGTGTCATCTCTTCCGATGATCCCAATACTGCTGCGTTAAGTTTAACTGGTGGATATAACAATCTTAGATTAACCATCAGTGGGCAACTTCTTGGTGCTGGTGGTATAGGTGCGGCACAGAATAGTGCTGCCAATGGTGGTAAAGGTGGTGATGCTCTGAATATTGTTAATAACTTAGGTATTGGTGCTAGAATTCAAATCACTGAAACTGGTCAACTTAAAGCAGGTGGAGGTGGTGGAGGAGCAGGACAAAACGGTGTTCAGGGATCTTCTGCCCAATATGTTTGCGGTAGTGGATGTAACGGATGCCAGAGAAGTTGTCGTCCTGGTTGTTGCTATGACTGTGGTGGTGGATTTAATTGTTGCTTTGATCCTTGCTGTAGCACTTATACTAACTACTGTACTGCTGCTGGTGGTGCTGCTGGACAAGGTGGTGTTGGTGGATTAGGTAGAGGTGGAAACTATCCCTCTGGAACTTTAGATGGTGGCAGTGGAACTGCTGGTGGTTCTGGTAGTAATGGATCTGGAAGTGGCACTGCTGGTGGTAATGGAGGTGCTGGTGGTGATTATGGAAAACCTGGCAATCCTGGCAGTGCTGCTCCTTCTACTGGTGGAGGTGGTCCTGGTCAAGGTGGATCACCTGGATATGCGATCACTGGCGCATACGGACTGGCAGGATTTATTGCTGGTATTGTAACTGGAATCCTCCCAGAACCCACATATGGATTCACAACGTCCGCAAATGCTACCGTTGGATTTGCTGGATCCCAGCAAGTTTGGGAGTTCGTTAGCACTGGCAGCACAGAAATGTCTATTGCCAAGACACAAAACGTCGATCTACTTGTTGTCGGTGGTGGTAGTAATGTAGTTTCAGGTGGTAGAGGTGGTGGAGGTGGTGCCGTTCAGTATAGGCAACTGCTTACACTTCAGGGTGGTAGATATAATATCTCCGTAGGAAGTGCGGGTCAGGCATCTTCTATCTCTCACGTTGATGGAACTACGTTTAGTCTTACTGCCAACGGTGCTAACTCTTCTAGTTCTCAAGGTGGTCAGACTATTGTATATGATGGTGCTGGTAATGAGGTAACCAATACTGTATATCCATCTAGAGGATCTGGTGGCAATTCCATAGTCACACACGGTCCAGAAGCATATGGAGGTGGTGGTGGTGCTACCCAAGGTGGTAGCAGTGGTTCTACTCAATCTGGTGGACCTTGCTGGAAGGCATATAACGGAACTGGAAATGAGTGTCTTGGTCCCTATAGTGCCAATGGTGGTAAAGGTGGAAATGGATTACAAGTTAATGTGAGAATCAGTGGAACCAATGAATACTTTGGTTCTGGTGGAGGTGGTGCCGCTGGTGAATCTTCCAACTGTAATGGACCTGATTGTGGTGTATCTGTCTCCCAAGGTGCTATGGGACCAGGACAATATGGTAGAGGAAGAAGACCTTCTGGACAGAATCATGGAAGTCCAATTAACGCAACTCAGGGCATTCTTGTTCTCAAGTTCCTTGACTTTGTGCCATAATACATAATATACACGCACTTTGTTATGAACATATTCAATCTCTTCCCCACACCAGTAGGGTTTATTCCTGGTGTGATTACGCAGGAAGAGTGTAATGACTTGATTGATCTTGTGGTGAACTGTGATAAGTTAGTTCCCAACAATAATACAGACAAACTTACTCACACTGCTGCGGGAGATAGCATCAGAGGTCCGCAGATTGAACATCTTTGTGAGAAGTTAGCACCGCACATCCGTGACTTTGGTTACCAGTTACTTGGTGATGATAGTCTTGATTGGCATATGGTAGGACTGTGGGGGAATATAATGAACCCTGGTGGATGGCAGTTTAAGCATAATCATGGCAACTCAGTCATCTCTGGTGTGATATATCTACAGATGCCTGAAGGTGCTGGTGCTACTAGATTCTGGAGGAAAGATCGTGGTGATACTTACTTCCTAGCACATGACGGAACGGGTGATACAACTGACTACAACTGTGGGCACATTGATCTAAACAATGTCAAAGCAACTGATATGGTTTTGTTCCCAAGTTATTTGAACCACAGTGTAGAACAAAGTGGTGTGGGTGAGGATAGAATCAGCATCGCATTTAACGTTGTACCGAGTCGTCTCAACATCCTAGATACATATTATTTGAAACTGTCTTTTGATTGATTATGACTGACGAGAACATTCAATATCCTCCTATTGCTGAGCAGGCAAAGAATCTGGGTACATCTTTACATGATTTGATGACCAGAGCTATGCAGGGAAATAGACTTCTTGCTCCTAGAGATACACAACTGAAGAGACTTGAAGAGTGTAAAGCATGTGAGTTCTATGATGAACCTCAAGGCAGATGTACTAAATGCGGATGCTTTATGAAGTTCAAAGTATCCATGAGTTATGAGAAATGCCCTGTAGATAAGTGGGGTCCAGATGATAGTGCGTTTAATGAATGGATTGAGGAAGGTGCTCCTGCTGAACCTAATCAAGAACTCCCACATTACATGAAGAGACTACCTAATGGTCATGTAGTTCCTGAAGAAGAATATGAACAAAGACTAAAAGATTATGAAGAGTTCGGTGATACCTTGACAGAATGATCAAATCTCTGTAGACTATCCTTGTCAAGGTTGAAGAGAAATAATATACCTATGTGACAGTTGATTAAACTGTCCACCAGACCCGTCCAGGATGCCCTGAGACGGGTTATACTGTATTCAACAAGGCAAGACACCTAATGCTACTTCGTCCCCACCAACAACGTGCTCTGGATGCCATGTCGGTGAACGATAAAGGTCAGATCATTGTTCCTACTGGTGGTGGTAAGACCATCTGTATGATCCAAGATTGCCGCATGTTGATGAACGCACTGTACGGCAAGAATCCTACCTTTATTGTTGTTGCTCCTCGCATTATGCTTGCTGAGCAACTCTCTTCTGAGTTTCTTGAGTTTATCACTGATGCCAACGTGATGCACGTTCACTCTGGTGAAACTCATCACTTCTCTTCTACCAAACCCCATGAGATTCGTGGTTGGTGGAAGAAGAACAACGATGCTCCCCGTATTATCTTCACCACCTACAACTCTCTGCGTCGTGTAGTCGATGCTCATATTGATGTGGATACTATCTACTTCGATGAGGCACACAATAGTGTGAAGAAGAACTTCTTCCCTGCTGTTGAGCATTACAGTGCTGAGGCAGATCGTTGCTTCTTCTTTACTGCTACTCCCAAGCACTCTGCCACGTTTGCTAAACCTGGCATGAATGATGCTGAGGTTTATGGTCAGGTGATTGAGCAAGTTCCTGCTCCTGAACTTGTCGAAGGTGGGTTCATTCTTCCCCCTAAAGTTGTTGTTCAGGAGATGCAGAATGTCGGCATTGGGCAAACTGTTCCCGAACGTGATTGCGATCACCTGCTAGAGTCTATCGACGGCAATGAGAACATGCAAAAGGTTCTTATTTGTGCCAAGAAGACTAAAGACATCATCAATGTTGTCGGTGATTCTCCTTTCATCGGCAAGATGCATGAGAAAGGTTACTCTGTGATGTGGATTACTTCCAAGCACGGTGCTTTCATCGATGGCATCAAAGTTGACCGTGAGAAGTTCTTCGACACCATGAATGAGTGGGGTCGTGATAAGGATAAGAAGTTTGTTGTCATGCACCACTCTATCCTGTCCGAAGGAATCAACGTCCACGGTCTCTCTGCCTGCATCATGTTGCGTGGCATGGATTACATCGAGATCGCACAAACTGTCGGTCGTGTGATCCGTCTGGGTGAAGGTAAGACCTTCGGGCTTGTCAATGTCCCTGTCTTTGGCAAGGTTGGCATCAACACTGCTGCTAAAGTTCAGAAGGTCGTTGACATCATCTTCGAGCAGGGTGATGCTGCTATCTCCACTATTCGTCGTTGATTATGTACACTCTCAAGATTCTTGGTCCTGCTTTACTCTCTCTGTGTGGTGCTAACTTTGTAGAGGGACAGGGACAACTTTGTAATGTTGAC